GGACGAGCTTCACAATCCTATTGGTAAATCAGATATATCTTTTGTACCTGTTATTTCAGGTTCGGGGGGTAATTTCGGAAAAGTGCTTCTTGGAGTGGCCTTGATCGGTTTATCATTTACGCCGATGGGTGCGGGGCTTTTTGCAGGCGGTTCAGGTGCAGGCTTGGCGGGTGGTGGTGGTTTAATAGGTGCAACAGGTTTATATGCGGCAGGGGCATATGGTTCGGCGGCTCTTGGTCTTATCGGTGCAAGTTTAGTTCTTAGCGGCGTAAGTGGGATGCTGTTTCCTACACCAAAAATGCCTGAATTTTCAAGTGAGCAAGACCCACGTTTGTCGTTTAGCTTTTCAGGAACGCAACAAACAAGCCGAGCCGGAACGCCTGTTCCTATTGTTTATGGGGAGATTTTCACAGGGTCAGTTGTTATTTCTGGCGGAATTGATACGGAGCAAGTTCAGGCATGACCGATAAAAGAAAAATTATTCGTGGTTCAGGTGGTGGAGGTTCGCCGCCGCCCCCAAGACAACCGACAAGAACCCCTGATACGCTTCACAGTAAGCAATTTGCAACTTTCCTTGATCTTATATCAGAAGGAGAGATTGAAGGTTCTGCAACCGCTTCAAAAGAAGGCATAACAGATCGTACTTCAACAGCATATATAAATGCTTATCTTAAAGATGTTTTTTTAAACGATACGCCTGTTTTAAAAGCATCTGCAAATTCATCAAGTCCCGCTGATACAGATTTTAATTTTCAAAATGTAACTTTTACACCGCGTTTTGGAACTGCAAACCAGACAAAAGTAGATGGAATTGAAAGTTCTTCTTCTATCACGCCTGTTGGTGTAACAGTTACAACTTCAGCGCCAGTTACAAGACAGATTACAAATACAAATGTTGATCGCATAAAAGTAACTGTCAGTTTTCCGCAAATACAAAAAGCAACAACAGAAGGCGATCTTCTCGGTTCAACTGTTCAATTAAAAGTTGCTGTTCAATACAACTCAGGAGGTTTTACAGATGTTATTACAGACACGATTACAGGTCGAACAGCTGACGCATATCAAAAAGATTATTCAGTAAAAATAACAGGTTCTTTTCCTGTTGATATAAGAGTTATAAGAGTTACGGCAGATTCAACAGATTCTTCTTTAATCGATTCTTTTCAATTTGCCAGTTTTGCAGAAATAATTGACGATGCAAGTACTTATGCAAACTCAGCATATAACGCAATAAGGCTTGATTCTCAACAGTTTAGTTCTATCCCTCGCCGGAAATTCCGTATTCGTGGAATAAAGGTAAGGATTCCGGGCGCCGGTGCATCAAGTTCAGGAACACCAACTGTTGATTCTGCAACAGGCCGGATTGTCTATCCGACAGGATATATTTTTAATGGCGTTATGGGTTCAGCGGTTTGGACAAGTTGCCCTGCGATGATTTTGCTTGATCTTTTGACAACAGAAAGATATGGATTTGGAACACATATTGCAGATTCAAACCTTGATTTGTTTTCTTTTGTAACCGCATCGAAATTTGCAAATACTCTTGTTGATGATGGGTTTGGAGGACAGGAGGCACGCTTCTCATGTAACGTAAATATTCAATCTTCAAGTTCTGCATTTGATTTGATAAATGAACTTGCGGGCGTTATGCGTTGTATGCCGATCTGGTCAACCGGCTCTATATTATTGGCTCAAGATTCCCCGAAAGATTCTTCGTTCCTCTTCTCACTTGCCAATATTTCAAGTGATGGTTTTAATTATTCAGGCTCAAGTCTAAAGCAAAGACATTCTGTAATTTCTGTAAGTTATTACAATATGGATTCGCAAGATATAGATTATGAAGTTTTTGAAAATACTACATTGTCAGCAAAAATAGGAACTGTTGTTAAACAGGTAAAAGGTTTTGCGTGTACATCGCGGGGTCAAGCGCAAAGATTAGCAAAGGCAATTGCATTTTCGGAAGCAAATGAATCTGAATTGGTGACATTTACGACATCAATGGAAGGTGGCTTGATGTGTAGGCCGGGCGCTGTTATAAGTATCAATGACCCTGTTCGCGCGGGTGTAAGACGTTCAGGGAGATTGAAAAGCGTTACTTCAACAACAGTTGTTACAGTTGATGATACGGAAAATACAGACTTACCAACAACCAATAGCCCGACATTATCTTTAATTTTGCCCGATGGCACAGTTGAAACAAAAAATATTTCAGATATTACAAACGGCGTTATTACTGTTTCTGAAGCATTTTCACAGACGCCAAACGCAAACACAATATATTTAATTCAAAATTCAACAGTTGAAGCGCAAAAATTTAGAGTAATAACAGTTGAAGAAACAGATTCAACAAATTATACAATTACAGCTTTATCTTATATAAACGAAAAATACGCATTTATTGAAGATGGGGCATCTTTACCAACAAGAACAGTTTCTAAATTAAATGAACTTCAGCCGCCGCCTTCTAACTTGTCAGCCGTTGAAACAATTGTTCCGATTAATAATCAAGCGGTTTCAAAAATATTTTTAAGTTGGCAACCAATAGTCGGTGTCATTGAGTATCAAGTAAATTATCGTTTTGAAAATGGTAACTATTTCACAGAAAGAGTTTCAAGACCTGATTTTCAAATAATGAATAGTCAGCTTGGAACTTATGAATTTCAAGTTTTTAGTTATAACGTAAACGGCCAACTTTCAGCAACTTCAAATGACCTTACTTTTGAAGCTGTTGGTAAAACTGCACTTCCGCAAGATGTTTCAAATGTAACTGTTGAACCTGTAAACGATCAATTTGTCAGATTGCGTTTTGATAAAGCAACAGACGTTGACGTAACCCACGGAGGCAATATCGTAGTCAGGCACAGCAATTTGACGGATGGAACCGGCACGTTTACAAATTCAGTTGATATTATTCCCGCTTTGCCGGGCAACGTATCAGAAACACTTGTTCCCGCAATTGAGGGGGAATATATTCTTAAATTTCGCGATGACGGCGGACGCCTTAGTTCTGGCGAAACTTCTGTCGTCGTTACAATCCCTGATGCGGTTCCCAAGCTTGCGATTCTTACAGATAGAGAAGATACTGATGCAACACCTTTTAATGGTACAAAAACAAATACATTTTTTGATTCAACTTTAAGTGGTTTAGTTCTTGGGTCAACAACAGAGATTGATTCTGTAAGTTCGATTGATGCTTTATCTTCAATTGATTTTCTTGGCGATATTGCGTCTTCTGGTAAATATGATTTTGTAAGTAATGTTGATTTTGGCGGAAAACAAGTCGTAAATCTAACCCGTCATATGGTTACTGAATCTTTTTATCCTAATGATTTAATTGATTCAAGAACAGCTTTAATTGATATTTGGACAGATATTGATGCGCTCACAGCATTTGATACAAACGCAAAGTTACTTGTTGCGATAACAGATTTAGACCCTGACTTATCGGTTTCTGCAACTTACGCACAATCAGGAACAACAATAACTGTTACAAAAGCAAATCATGGCTATGTAGCGGGAAATGTTATTGTCGTTGATTTCACAAGCGGAACAGGTATTGATGGCGAATATGTTATTCAAAGTACAGGAAGTGTTAACGATTTTGTTTTAACAGGGACTACAAGCCAGACAACAAGCGGAAATTGTACTTATGGGGCTAATTTTACGCCTTTTGAACCAATGGCAAATGGAACTTTTATCGGTAGAGGTTTTAAATTTAGGGCAGAATTAACAAGCGATGACCCTGCACAAAGTATTTTAATTAAAGAACTTGGATATTCTGCAAATCTAATAAGAAGAACAGAATCGCCCACAGCCGTTATTGCTTCGGGAACTTCTCGCAAATCGGTTTCTTTCATAAATACTTTTTTCACGGGTACTTCTGAACTTGGCGGGTCAACAACAGCACATCTTCCGACAATTGGAATTATTCTTGAAAATATGCAAAGCGGAGATTTTTTCAG